AACCTGGTAAAAAACAGAATCGCCACGAACAATTAAACGGCTTACAAATCTGTTTGAAGTATCAATGGAGGCACCTGTACCGTACGATATCTTATTCCAGGTAGAATCAAGGTGATTCCAGTAATACAAACCAATACTGTCAGCAGTTAGGAAAAATAAATTTGAGCCAACCCTATCCGCATTTCTTGCTAATGAATCACCGAATGGCAAACCCAGGTACTTAACCGCATGCACCCAGTCAATTGCCTGTCCGTTATGTATATCTGTAAACTTAGGGTTAGGTATTTGAGACTTTGAATAAAAGAAACTCAAAATCAACAGTGAGAAGATGAATATTTTTTTCATTGATTAAAAATATAATTATTTGTTTTGAAATCTTATTTTATTGCCCTCATTCTAATTTTATTAGATTAGCAGTTAAATAATTATCATTGGTATCAACCCTATGTTCTCAACCCTTGTCTCAATACCGCCAACGGATTCTATGTAAGGCCCCAGCGACCCAAGCCCGGTGCCAGATGTGTCATATCCGTCACCATTCATTGATGACCTTTGAAGGGCTAACCCTGGATCAACGCCACTTTGATTTCCAGTTGTATTTACTCTGTGGCTGTGTGCTTTAATCATACCATCCTGGTATCCGCCAGCAATATTTGCCACACGTTCAGTATCTGTACCGCCATTATTTTTTAAAGCCCGGATTGTCTTATTTCTCAAATCGGGAACCTTAAAATTTAACCCATCATTGCTTATTGCAAAAAAGCCTTTATTAATTGGAACATTGGTTACACCGTTTACAGTTGCGGTAGCCGCCCATTGGGTGTATGTTTTAACCAGGCCCGATGGCATTTTGTCAATTGCTTTTTTCAGCCTCGGGTAGTCTGCGCATAAATATTCGCTACCATCAGCCCAAACTCTATTGGCTGATAAATAATATCCCCATTCCAGCTGCCCGGCTTTTTTTATATCAATGGAATCACTGAATCCATATAAGACATCCCCCAGCCTGATTGCTTCAGCTTTTTCACTTTTACCCAGTATCATTGTCTGTTCAGAAACATATGTCTGAATTTTTTCTCCCGTTGCAGCCCTAAGAATAACATTAATATGATTTTCTCCAACCGACTCAAAAAACACAGGTATCTTTTCATGCAGCATTGAAATTGAATCAAACGTAACAGTAACAACAGGTATCGGGGCATTGATAATAAATTTCTTCCCAAGATCACTGGATATAATTGAAAAGTCTGCAGTCTTTAAAACCACATCTTTATATATAGATGTTACCTGTTGTGTTCCCGGAGGGTTTACTACAAGCTGGGCTTTTATTTTAACAATGTAAACATCGCCATGTGAAAAATTAGCCCCTATCAATGTGATATCCCCAGTGGTATTATCAAATTCATATTCCGAAGACCTGACAAAAAGAAGCTGTCCTATACCTCTTTGGTGAAGAGATATTTCTTTTCCAATGAGCGCATCTATTGTGCAAACCGGTTGCCCACTTGCCGGATCGTAATCTTCGCTGCCATCTACAATTACCTCAATATCCGCATCCAAGATCAGCGTTTGCGTAGACGGGGTTACATTCCATGATTTAATAAGATTACCAACGGTGGCCAACGGTGGAACAGAATACAATTCTATCCTGTAAACGATATCAAGGATGTTACTGGTAAATGAAAAATTATACGTTTCTCCATGGGGCCCAGGCTCCTCATGGATATCATTCAGGATACCGCTGTTTACCTCTACAAGTCTCCAACGGATAAGGTTACCGGTATACCCGCCACTTATGTAAGTTGATATGTGAATTGCTAGTGCCATGTGTTATTATGTTATTTCGTAAATGTCAATAGTGTTATCGTTTGCATCTCCATCGACAGGACCAAAAAGTTTTGAAGTCGTTGTGTATGACAATGCAACATTTAATTCCTGTAAACCTGTAGATTCAAATCTTTTTTCACGGCTGTTATTTGTCTCTCTCAAATCCATGTTCCACTGCGCCCAAGCATACCGCTCAATTCTATTTACCGTCATTTCGGCGCCCACAGGAGCGGCAAATCCTTTTCCATCAATTGTTACATCTGACTGATTGAATATCTCCTCTATTTTGTCAGGATACCAATCAGGAACCCCTACCTCCTGTCCGATAAACATCTTAAACTTTCTCCAGGCGACACCTTTGGTTGTCCTTGAGTTCGCCGGTTGGTCAATAAAACCGGTTCTGTTTGAAACTGTTTTGTCATACTTTATAATACCTTCAATCCTGATCATCATTTCGGGCATAAATTCCCAAAGTATCGTGTTGTTTTTTTTATGCCTGTATTTTATCAACAACGTTCCAGGATGATTTTCTTTTACATGAATTACTTCATGGTCAATAATTTTTTGAACAGGATCACCGGTAAGAACAACTATACGATAGAACCCTTCCGACAATGTATTAAGTGCGCATGATGCCTGTAGGTAAACCTGATCCAGGATCATAGCTACAGCATCAAACTGGAGGTTGATCACTTCCACGCCGGTCATGGTAATTACTTTCAAATAACCCGGATCAAAGCTTGCGTGGTATTGATAGTGGATAATGTCACTGGTTTGCCATTTTTGAGCATAGCATTTTCCTTGCTCATACTGCAATTTTTGCTCATGCGACATCCATGCATCAAAGTGCTTGAAATTGTAAATGAGAGGCAATTCCCTATCACGATCAACACCATTGAGCGGATTTAGTATTGGTATGGTTACGTTATCTGCCATTATGATTCAATGCGGTTTGAATAATTATTGTTTGGAGTGGCTAATAATTTATAATCCTGAGACTCAAGCGTAGTGTCGTTGCACTTGATATCTTCTGTGAATCCCTGGTATACTGTGCCGTCTGCAGAAAATGAAAAATATCCACTGCTGTTCGTTTCCATTAAATTTCTTAAATCGTATGGGCTTTCCGCCTCTGATGTAAAATAATGAGGCCTAAAAACAGGCCTTCCCATATTGGCAACAAGGATATCCTCACGTTCGGTTATTATTTCCCCGGCTGCATCTTCTGTTTCAACCTTGTCGTTTTTAGTTGTTGTCTGATATGTCATGTATTTATCATCCTTGTGTTCAATTCCCGAGCCTATCCATCTTAAATGGTTCTGCAGGTTCCTTCTTGGAGAGATGCTTATATTATAAATTGTCGGAGCGTAAGGCACTCCGTCAATCCTTACAAAAGATGGGCGCCGAAGCTTGTAATGCATAAATACGACTGTAGTGTCAACAGTTTCATCATTTACTGTTGCAGTTACTATGATGGTTGTATTCCCCGCTTCTTCGGTTGCAAAATTTACTTTAAACGACATGATGTTGTATCCATACAATATTTTAAATCTCATACCTCCCATAAGACCCAGGCCTGTAATACCGATAAGCTTGATTGATGCGAGGCCATCGGTAAGCTGCATAACCTCAACGGTTCCATTGAAATCATTGTAAACTTTTTCAGCATCAATGAAAAACGGATCATTATCAGAAGAGTTGTCAGTTGTTGTTTTACCATATGTATTGATCCGGATGAGCTCCATTACAATAGGATCCGCTTTATAATAACTTTGGCAATCGTATGTATTATTTATTTCTTCTAGCGGCGTCTTATATGTAGTAGGAATACAGAATGCAAAACGGCCATTTATGGATTGTGTATCCGTATCAGGGTACCCTCCGGAAACCTGGCTGTACATATAATCAACAGCCGGAGTAATGAATCCGATATCAGGAATTTTTACATCTCCCAGGTCTGCAATTTGACTGTCTATAAAATAATCATACCTGCTCTCGACCTTTAACTGATTTTTTTTAATCTCCCACCCTGTACATTTTAAAGCAAATACACTTTTATTCCATTGCGAAAAATTCCCTTTAAATACAGCCGTTGGTATTCCTCTTATTGAATCCCCGCATGTTACTAACAAGTTCTGATCAGGCTCCAACAAATTGCTCACCATCCCACTTCTACCGTGTGACATGGAACGTGCAAACTTATTACCCAGGTCATACACCCGGAAGCAATCAAATATTGTTTCTTTAAAAAGGTAATTGTACTTCATTCGAAAGAAGTAGTTATTCGATATCTGGTAGGTCCAGTAAACAACCTCATCAGCGGTATCGCCTGAGGCAATCTCTCCAAGAAGTGTAAGAAACATCAACATATAAAGCCTTCTGTTTGCAGGAACCGTAATTGTAGTGGAGATGTGTCCATTGTGATAAACATTATAAAACCCTACACTCGACCCGGTGTTGCCCCATGAATCTAAAATATAAGCATCGGTAGCTAAGCCGGCATCATCAAAGGCTCTGATTAACAGACGGCTTCCTGCAGATGGGTTTGGCGATATCCCTGTTGCCAGGGTTGGTAAAACGCTGTAATCCATTTCTATCTCTATGGTTTCAGCAATGGCGCCTGTTTTATGGAAATACTGAGTATTTGCAATCAAATCCGCATTGCTTATAAAATGCCTGCGTACCTGGGAAGCCGTGTCAAAAGAGTTAATACTTTCGTTGGAAACTATTTGCAGATCAACTGCATGCTGTCCGTTACCTGGGTCTATTTGAGGGCCATCAGTTACCAGCCAGTTTGTTTCTTGCCTTATAACAGTACCGTCATGCAATAGACTCACGGTGTCCTGGTCATTGGCAAATGCGTATTCATAAGGAACGGTTTTGTTTGCCTGCACATCCTTAAACATTCCCCCTTCAGAAATATTTATCTGCACACCTCTATATCCATCCTTAAACGTTGAAAAGTCAGGTACGCCTTTATACCAATCTTTATGTATCATCCCGGCACCAAATGTTTCATCAAGCTTCAGCCAAATGAAAAATAAAACTGCTTTTATACCGATTGTATAATAAGCGTTTCGTAAAATCTGTGCCCCTTCATTGTAAAACAACAGGTTTGGTATATAAGAAGCAATCGCTCCTCCTGCTTCTTTGTTTCTGGCATACTGAACAGCATTGCCCTCCCACCCTTCAGGTGTTTCATCAATAGGGTCTGGCAATGGCTTTGTAACGACAACACCTCCATTGATCCCGAGTGATCTACCCTGGTCATCAGTTAAGAACGGTAAGAATAAATCCTGCGACATTTAGTTTCCTTTTATTTTACTTGCTATCCAGTTATTTGTTTCTGAGATCATGCTATTCTGAAACCTCCATCCACCTTTTGTAATCATGGTTGTATGAATGCGAATATTGTCTACAGCCCCAACAATATTATCTGAAAACCTGGCCATGTCATCCCGGCTTACACCATTATTGTTGCTGCCTGTCATTGAATAATTTTGTATTGGTATGGCACCAATGGCCAATTCCCTTCTCAATGCCTGTTCGTTTGGAATAACCCTGTCAGTAGGCATAAGGTGAGTCAGCGTTGCAACAGCTGGAGTCTTATTTATTGTACCGTCTTTATGTACAATATATTCCGATACACCACCATCACCCGTTATAGCGATCTCTTCTTTTCCAACACCACGGCCATACTTATATTGTGGGATAGGGGTAGCAATGGCCCTGGCAAGCTGGGCGGCACCAAGAGCCCCAATGGCTATTGCCAAAGCGGTTCCATAAATCGGTATCTTCAATGCATTTACCACAGCCAACGCTGTTGATGTAATGATGTTGGCAATATTTGCAGCTTTTTCATACCTGGCCCTTTCAATCTGTATTCTGCGTTCAGTTCTTTCATTCTGTAACTTCTGCGCCATCCTGACAGCCTCGAGTTCTTGTAACTTCTGTGCTTTTTCCTCTTCGCTCATTGATGAACGCTGAATACGATCCTGCTCTGCATCAAATTGATCTTGTTGAGTTTTCTCTAAAAAGTCAACCTGTTGCTGTTGCCTGTCAAGACCAATAGACCCAAGGTTTGAAATTGCTGCTATACCATTGTTTATAATATCACCTATCGCTGATACTCCATCTGAAAGAGCTTGGAGTTTTTCTGAATAGGTTTTGGCGGTATTATCAGCGGTACCTTTATTTATATCAGCTTCTTTTTTAGCAATTTCTTTAAGTAAATCAACCCTCTTATCTGCATAAGCCTTGTCCGCTGTAAGTTTTTTTGTGAGGATGTCTATGTATGATAAAAGATTTTTTCTTTCCTGGTCATCAACGGTTTTAGTAAGTAATATTTTTGTGTCAGCCAACTCCTGTTCTTCAGCCAGGATCTGAGAAGAATTATCTTTAAAAATTTCAAGTTCGTTTTTACTTGCCTGCAATTCATTTTGCAGTGTTTTTTTACGATACTCGTAATCAAGTTTTTCCAGGGACTTGGTATACTCCTGGTAAGAAATTTTCTTTTGCTGCAATGAGTCACTTAGCGCCTTGACATCATCGGCATAGTTTCTTGTAAGAGCCAGATCGATGCTGTTAATAACCCGTTGCAAACCTTCTACGGAATCACTTCTTAACTGCTGCTCTTTTTCAATCTGACTTTTAATGATGTCATATATTTTCTGCTGAGTAGCTGCAGCATTGGCAACGGTTTTAGCATTGTAATCTGCATCAACAGCCTCCCTTTCTTCTTTGGTTAGTATGGCTGTTGCTATTTTATACCGGTATTCGGCATCAGTAATTCCCTGCTGGCTCAACGAAAACTCTTCTGCTGACTTCAGCCTGTCTTCAAACGAATTGTTTTCATTTTCTGCAAGTTGTTCCTGCAGGTTTTTATCATACTCCAGCTTTATTTTTGTAACCTCCAGCTCCGCAGCCAATCTGCGTTTTCTGAATGTTTCATCTACGTCAAATATTTGCTTATTAGTTTCAGTTGCAATTTTCTGCCTGTCGGACGCAGCTTTTTTAAGGGCGATCGATTCTTCTGCGGTACCTCGTTTAGTAGGGTCGTTTTGAATAGCTGCCAACTCCGCATTTATTACTTTTAGCTGTTCAGCCCCGTTGCTTTTAATAGCAGCAATTCTTTCCGCCTGGGTGCTTTTTTCATTTGACAGGATCAGGTTGTTTTTATGAACGATAAGATCTGATTCTATACGAGAGGTTTCCAGTACCAGTTTTCTCCTCTCGTCAGCATTAAACTTTTGTTGCTGAATACTTATCTTTTCAACGTCGTTTTGGGCATCAATATTTTTCTGATAAATGCTTAACTTAAAATCCAGTGCGGCTTTTGTATTATCGGCATCAATTTTAAAAGATTCAATATTTGCATCCAGTGCTTTAATTGATGATTCTGATAAAACCTTTCCTTTGTCAGCAGCATCCTGTAGTGCTTTTACTTTTACTTTCTGCGCAGCCTGTACACCGAGTGCTGCCAGCTGGTAAGCATTTTTTTCCTGGTTAATGGATTCAATTGAAACGTCATTCATACGAACATCGTCGGCAGCATATTTAGCACGTTTTTCAGCAACCTGTTTATCTATTGCAAGAGATTCAATAGAATTAACGCCAGCTTCTTTTCTTTTAGATGCTAGTTTTTCAAGCATATCCAACTCCATATTCACTGATATCTGTAAGGAGTCGTTATACTCTCTCTGTGCATTAGTCAGGTCTTTAAGACTCTTTTGAAGAGCCTCGTTGGCTTCCATTGTTTCTTTTGCAGAACCCTCCCACTCGTTCATTTTTGAAACTAGGTAAACGACACCTGCGGCAATTGCAAGTATTATGGCGCCTATACCTGAGGCTACTAATGCAGTAGAAAATTTTGTTGTTGCTGCTGTGGCAACATTAGCCGCAACTGCTTCACCACCTAGCGCTACTGCAGCTCCTTCGGCCGTGGCGGCAGCTGCAATGTTAGACACGACCGCTGCATCTGTAGCAACAACTTGCTCGCCGGTCGCAATAGCCACGGCTTGGGCAGCAGCAGCAAGCTCTACATCTGCGATCACTTCCGCCTGGGTGGCAGCAACGTTAGCGGTTGATAAAGCAGCCTGTACTGTCCGGGCAGCATTTAGCAATCCTGTTTTAACTGCCAGGGCTACCTGAACGGCACCACTTTCTGTTTGAACAGCATTCAATACAGCTTGAAGTGAAGTAACCAGCGTTAAGATAGCCTGTAACTTCTGCATTGATTTGGCCGTCTCTTCACTTCCGTCACCAAACAATGCCTGTGCTGATTCTGCAACACCATATACGCCTACCAGTCCATTGACAGCACTTACTATACCATCCAGATACCTTGTATCAGACGCATTAAAATTTATGGTGCCCTGGATGTCTTCCAGTTCATCTTTTTTTGCACCTACTTCCTGAACAAAATTCTGAAACTGATCACTGGTTAAACCAAATTGTTGCCCAAGGGTTTTAGCGGCATTTTGAAATGCCCTGAGCTCTTGTGTAGGATTCTTAAATGCCCGGCCTAAATTCTGTGTGAGCTGGGTAAGCAACTTTTCTTCCTGCTCAAGTTTTTTAAACCCGGGTGTATCTTTACCAGTTATAGCAAGCTGTTGCCTTAACTGTGATAATTCGTTTTGTAGTACATCAAAAGCCTGGGAGAATGTACCGGAATATGATTTGAATCCATTTGCAAAACTATCAGCAGTAGATTTTGCTTCGGATAAATCATTTTTAACACGGCCTATTTCAGTACCAAGTTCAGAAATAAACCCTGTGTTTGTTGTATCACCTTTTGATGTTGTGGTAATAAATGATTGAAGTGCATTATCAAGGATATTGACCTGCTGCGTTAAAGTGGCTCCCTCTTTACCTGCTTTCTCCAATCCTTGTTGCAGGGCCGCTGCCGCCGACTCTGCTCTTTTTATTGAATCAGAATCCGTTCCGCCGCCAAGGCCTATCCCTTTTGACAGGTTGTCTCGTATCTCTGATAATTTATTTTCAAGAATTTGAAATGGTTTTGATAAAGATTCATAATAGCGCCCAACATTTGAGGAAAAGTTACCTACGTTTTTCTGGATATCGTTTATCTTATTACTCAAATCCTCCAGGTCTTTTCCTAAACCAACACCAAAATCGCTATTACGATCTGCTTCAGTAAGGCCCCTGTACACCTGGAATAACCTGTCATATTGCGCTTTCATTTCATCAACACTACCGGAAGCTGCATTATTCTCTTTAATCTGCAACCTGATTGTCCTGGTTAGTTCCGCATTGGCTACTTCAATTTGTTTAATGGATGCGGCTACTTCAATTTGTTTTTTATTTAATTTATCCTGGCTCTCTGCGCTACCGGCAAAAGCAGACGACAGTTCTTTTTGCTCTTTTCTTAACTGCGTTAAAGTTGCTTTATATTGTAACTGAAGGCTTAGGTTCTGATCAAGGGTGCCGCTCATTTTATCATAGGAAGCCCCAATCTGCACATTGCTGGATATAATGTCCTTCGCTGCTTTTACAGTATCGTCAAATGATTTTCTTGTCTTTTTTGCAGCATTGTCGGCGCCAGACATTGCCGTTTCAACATCTTTGGTTGCTTTTGAAAAGCCTGCCAAATCTGATGTTTTAATTGTTTTTGTAGATGCATACAACGACTCAATAGCATCCTGGCTTTTAGATAAATTATCCAAAAAGAATGAGAATTCCCGCTTTAGAGAGTCTTCGTCAAATACAGAATCTATTCTTTTAATGGCCATTTTTAGAATGCTTTTTTAATTCTTGTTTCGTAAACTCGTCATGCATTTTATTAAGCGTTCTGCAAAACCTTGAAACGGTTATATCAGAAGCTTTTACTTGGTATTTGCTATACAAACTGATTGCGTCAAGCTGATCATCAAAATAGTTGCTGTCAATTGAAACCATGCCTTTTTCCATTAATTTGTCAATGTCCAACTGGCGCTGCTGTAATGTTATAATCCATTTTTTAGCCCGTCCAACAACTGCATTTAACTTTTTTGCAAGTGCACTTCCGGAGTGTTGAGGCTTCAAATCACATTTAAGATTCAATGAATTAAGAAGCTCAACCAACTCAGATGAATAACACATTTGCAAATGATCAACAATCATATCAACCAGGCTTATTTTAGCCTTTAGATATTTTACTTCACGCTGTAATTCAAATAACTCGTTATAAGAATCTCCCTGACTTAATTGGCAATACTCCAGGTAAATATTATCCCACACCTCGTTTAACTGTTCTTCACTTGCTGATCCGTCAATAATAAGAGCGGTAAGGTCTCCATCCAGACAGTCCTGAAACCTGTCTACCGTTAGCTTATTGCACCGCTGATATAAATTCTTTAATGTAATACCGCTCACTGATTGCTGTTTGGGCATCAGCGATGAATAAGCCTGTTGTTTCTTCGAAGCAAATCGCTTTTGATTTTTTTTCATCTACAGCCATTTTTTTAGCATTTACCCTTAATTCATCCATGGACCGGTTGCGCTCTTTAGCTGCATCAGAACATGTATCGCAAACATTCGTATTCATGGTTCGTTTAACTGTATTTCTAAATTATTTACAAGCTTTGCTCCAGATATGGGAACCAGTTCAGTACTGCTTTGTTCTCCAAGTCCAAAAATCTCTTCCCCATAATCCCCAACAAGCTTTTCTGTTTTCTGATCATCGCTATAAATCAACAGCCCTTCACTTTCCGGTTTGGCATAAATACCGTTATAGAAATTACTTTTATCTTTCAGGTCTATAGGATGATCTTTCCCTTTATACCTGGCGTATGAATCACTGTAATATTCTGAACCGGTTTTAATATTGAAGATTGGTGTATCATCACTACTTTCACCGGCAAACAATTGCTCCTTTTGTAACCTTACGACATCTTCACTGCTATCAATCAGCGCCAACTCTGTTTCAATTGACATATCTATTTTAAGAGCGCTTTGAAGAAAATCGTATACGGTTCTCATTAATTCAAAAATTCATAGCGTTTATCAATTGCCACACTTCCTTTAGCCTTTCGTGTCGCTTTTCTTCCGAAATATTTGGCCACAGATGCTGATAGCTTTTATGGAAAATAAATTCTTCATAAGTATTGAATTTTAGGACTGCGTTTTTATTAAAACTGACTCCTTCGTATTTCATCAGGTATTTTTTAAAAAAGCCCTGCCCGTTTATGGCAGGGCTTTTTAACTTTAAAACAATTTGATGTTAAGGATAGACGGTAATAGTTAAATCCAACACCCAATCATCTTCTGCAGTTTGATCGCTGGCACGGAATGCGCCTAAATTAATTTGATTTACAGCAGATATCTGATGTGTAAATAATTTTGGATCACTATACCCGCCACTTCCTGTTCCTGAAAGACTAACTATTGTCTTACCTGAAGTCATTACCCCGCCACTAAAAGTAATCCTACCATACCCGGTGCCTGTCCTGATAATTGTAGCTGTTGCGCCGGTTGAATTATACCCTGTCGATGCTGTTGGGTCTGCTGTTCCTGATTGCGTTAAGCGAACAGCATAAACTTTAGGTATTTTACCATCAATGTATGTTTTCGCCGCTTTCTGTGAAGGGTACAGTTCATCACTGTTGGCTGCAAATGTTCCATCGGTTGACTTATTAGAAGAGTCTTCAGCTGTATAACCCAGGCTATACAAATTTGCAATAGCCTGGGTAGTTGTTTTTTTACTTGTACCGCTTTGTACAGTTTCAATAAGCTCCGAACCACTTAATGTGGATGCTGCCGGAAGTGCCGAAATCTTTACCTGACCAAAGGAAAAGACGGATGAGCACAGCAGCAGTAAAACAATAAATTTTTTCATCGTTCTTTAATTTTAAATATTAATTATTCAATTTCCCTGGCTTGTCCGTCTTCTGTGATTCTGGAGGTGCCGTCCTCCGTTATACGGAGCTCACCCGTACTTGCTGTTCAACTTCCTTCTACTGTCAGTTCCAGGTCGGTAAATTCATACCCGTCGATACCTGCAGCCAATAATACTGATGGAGCTGCTCCGGAAAGGGTAACGATACCGCTGTCTGGAAGATCTCCTACAGTTAAGGTGATATCAAATGATTTGCTTCCGGTAACCGGTGCAACTGTTGCCACTTCAACATCGTTTCCATCTTCGTCAATTGCACTGAAAAGCGTTTCATCAATATCAGCATTGTAGGTATCAAAAATATTTACAGCGCCACATGCGGTTTGCAGTGTTACGTTTGCCACACCGGTATTCTGATCAAAGCTGTTCAGAACAATTTCTACATCCTGGAGGCCAACAATTTCAGACAGGTCAAAATCAGCTTTTACAAACTCACGCAGCTCGTTCACGTATTTGCTTTCAAATACAAAACGAACCATGTATGCAGCTGCAGTAGATCCTGTTGCCAGGGCCCATGGTTTTGCATAGAAGAACTGCAACGGAATTGCCGCTAACTGGCTGTCTTTACGGTACCCCAGGATTTTGTTGTCTTTGTCATAGAACAAAGCATACCTTTTACCGTTATGGGTACGAAGTGCTGTATTCAAACAGTTACCGCCATCAACGAACTGGAAGGACCAGTCGTTGTCACCATCACGAACGATGGTTTTGGATCCGTAATCGAATGTCTGAACAACTACATCTTCAGTGTTGTCAGTGGCTACCCTGAAATCGTGGATCGGAAACATCCTTGCGGCCTTGCTGTCTGCGGCTGCGGCTGCTTCCAGCGAAGCCTGTAAAGCTGCGATCTGCTCATCGGTAAATGAACGTGGATTATCGAAAAGGAATGCTCCTTTGATGATCTTCCAATCTTCAAAGCAGGAGCCGAATCCTACATTTTTTGAATTTTCGGTACAGTTTAACTGACCTCTTTTGTTTGCCATGATATTAATTGATTTAACAATTTTTGAATAATATTTTTAATTTTAAGTTCTCGATTTCAATTGCATCAACGTAGTCGTTTAGCTTATTCTGATCATTCCCTCCAACTGAATTCCTGCCCCAGTAGGACCGGTCTGTTTTACGATGCGGTATCATTGTTGGATGAGCATCATGGATCTGCTTATGCTTAGCCAGTTGATTTAAAAACTCATCATAGATAGGATATAGAACGGGCTTGAATACCTTCTCTTCGCGTTCCGACATCTTATAATGATTAACCGTATGATGAGCGATAATCACATTCAATGAAACTTCAGCATAAATACCTGATTGTTTACCGCGCTCTTCAGCGAAGTCCTGCACCAGGTAAACGAGTGGATACTTTAATTCTCTCTCCTCCTCGCTTTTATCCATTTGGAATAATGTTTCAATGAGCTCTTTTTTATGACCATGCTGGTAATCGATCGTTTGGATCAGCGAATCTGTTTCGTTTCCAAGTGCTGCTTTTTCATTAGCCTGGATAAACTCAAGCAATGTTTTATCAGGATTCCTTTTAACTATAGCAATCTTTGCAGCAGCTACCACTTCACCAATTATGTCTGTTATATAAACCGGTGTCATATTCCAAATGCATTGATCGGTTTGAAATAACAGAGATCAACCTGGGTTGATTCATATTGAGTATAAGTAGAGCTATTCATGTAAAGAAAATCCCATAGCACATTGATATCCCGAATGGCTTGGTTCCAAACCTCTGATAACTGATGAGCCGGGTTCCCGGGAACTGAATTCTCGGATTGGCTTTTTACTAACCCGGATGCTGTTTTCTGCAGTTCCGTATCTCTCATCAGCTCAACGTAGATCATTGCTGCTAATGGTGACCTGGTATTTGAAACAGATGAACCGGCAGTTGTAGATACCTTTTTGTCCAGGTAATGGATGATCCAGATTTCTCCGGCTTGTGTTTTGTGGTTTGCGTCAACCAGTTCAATACCGCCTGTTGTTTTGGGATTCCATTCAGTTGCCGGCTTCAATAAACCTATACCCCTGAATTCAAGAGCAAAGTTCCATTTGGCCAACGCTGTGTTGTTGTAATAATTTGCACCAACTGGAAACCCCTCTGTCTCACCGGCTGTAATAAACAGTGGTTCCGGAACAGAAGACACCAGTGTTTTGGTATTACTGTTCCCGGCAAAGCCTACCCATTTTCTTTTAATTCCGGACGATGTGGTATAAACACACCCATTCATCAGATCCAGCCACTTTTGATCAATCGACTCGTCAGATCCAACATCAATTCCTGTCATAAATGCTTCATATAGATCATACCCAAGAGCAGCTTGCAGTATCTCTGGTTCAAAGCGGTTAATGAAAACATTTAAGTTATCATCTACAGCCTTTTGTCCAAGCTGAGCTATTGCAAGCTGCCCCAGAAAATATGATTTATTTAATAGCATTAACTACGTTTTTGCAATAAAATTTAATTAGCTGCCAGCGCCGATTGCGGCAACGATATCAGTAAGCTGATCGTAACAAATTGCTTTTTTACGATTATCGCTGATGTACCTGTGGTACCTTAATTCTCCCACAATACAGAATTTGTTTTTGATCAGGTTGTCATTGATCCATCCCATCTTCAAAACAAATTGCTTATAGATATCAACTTTGTATTGTGTCAGATCACCGGTAAGTACATAGGCTTCTGCAACCTTGGTTGCTTCAACTTTTTTACTTTCGATAACAGCCTGGAAAGGAGGATTCAGATAGCGACCCTGAGCGTCTTTTTGCATCCAGATGCCCCACATAGTTACCGGGTTTAATGCAACGGTATTGGCTACATAGTTGTATTTAGCAACCTGTGCCAATGTAGCTCCGATACCATCCCAGTTGTTTGCATCAGGAACCGTTCCATCAAGGCCGGTAATTTCATAAGGACGTGCTGCAGCAATTACTGCTGTTTGGATTGCATCGTCAAATGACCTGATAACATCATCATTGAGCATCCGGCGCACTTTTGTTGCAAGCTGAGGGATGTCGTCTTCGAATTCTTCGGTTAGTTCAATGTACGCAGCAGCCTTTTTCGCTTCGCTTATTTCAACCTTGAATTTGTGCTGAGTTAACGGCTTGGTTCCGCCTTCGGCAACATCGGTATCAACATCTGTTCCATTGGTTACTTCAATCTCATTGATCCAAGCAAGCCTGCTCTGGTTGGTTGAACCAACATCAACTCGATTTAAAATGAAGTTTGGATTACGGGTGATATCAAATACCATCAATTCAGCGCCACCAATACCAGGCAGGTATGGACTGTCAGGAGGGGTATCCATTGCGGCAACTGCGTTACCGATTGATGTTACGCCGGCAGCTTTCAATTGGGTGCTGGTAAATTCGATACTCTTTCCGGAAGTCCTTAATTCCTTCAAGGTGTCAACCTGTTCCAGGATAAATTCCTCCAGCGTTTTATGCTGCTGTTTTCCACCCACTTCTTTCAAAGTATTGATGATAATGCCCTGTTCTTTTGCAACATCTTCAGCTTTTGCAAGCTTTTCATTCATTTCCTTCAATTCTGTTTCTTTGATCTCTTTTTTAAATTCTTCGAATTTTTCGGCAGTGATCATACCTTTTTGCATTTCCTTGAACTTTTCGTTCAATTCTTTTTCAATGCGCTCTGCATGCGCTTTGATCTGGTCAGCGGCTTCTTTGCCGAGTTTTTCTACCAGTTCTTTGTACTCTTTTTCGTTCATGACTTAATGATTTAGATCCTTTTGGATCAGTTGAAAAATTTTGTTTCGTTGATAGCTTTTGATAAATCGAACGGCGGCTGGTCTTGAGTGGAATTATCCGGCTCCTCTTCAGTGCTGATATTTTTTGTTTGTACTTCTACTACATTTTGAGTTGGTGTCAGATCGTTGCTACCAAACAGTACTGCACTACCTTCATTGCACTTTGCTTCCAGGATAGCCCAGAAAATCCCATTCTCCTCAGCTTCTGCAGCATTAATTACCATCTTGATGTACTTATCCCAGTTTTCTTTTTGAACCGGATAATCTTCATCATTGATGCATGTAACCATTTTCACGTATCTCATGCCTACACTGTGCTGCTTAACATATCCTTTTGCATACTGGCCAAACATGAATTCATTCCGGGATTTATCAATCTCGCCACTAAACATCAAAGCCTCGGTGATCCCGGTATAATCAAACCCCAAATCCTTCCAGGCCATTTTAATAGCCCGGCCTTTCATTGATTCACCAATCACATCTTTGAAGGATGAACCGTGTCTCTCAAGCAGATAAAACCCGTTGCGTTTATTATCGCTCAGGCTTTTGTTCCAGATTCCAGGAATATGTACATCCCAATGGCTGTCGAAGTAGTTTGTTGTATTGATAACTACATCAAGTTTTAACCTCGTTGCGCTGTCGGATATAACAGGCATCGCATTCGCGGCTTTTGAAACCAGGGCTCCTTTTTCATCAACGAAATAATTTGACACAAAAAGGCCGTCAGCATGTTTCACCTGGCTTTTTTTTGCATGAAAAATCAAGGCTTCATTTTTCACTACAAAGTCAAAAAGTTCCTTGCCTTTTAATTCGTTAGGGATTACTGATGGTTTCATTTGTTTATAGTTGTTTTATCGAAAAGCGACTTATCCTTGTCGCTAATCTTTTTATCAATCAATAATTTTTTTTGATCATGCTGATCCTTTTTAATTTTTTCAGCCTGCTCTTTGGTAATCTCATTACCAAGGCTATCAAAATATTTTTCCTGCTCATCCATGATCAATTATTTGCAGCCGCAATAGATTTTATCTCGTTTACATAACTTGATATCCCATCGCGGCCATGTTTTTTATACATTTTCTTTAACCTCTTTTCGTGGTTTCGTGCCATAATTACCGGCATTGGTTGCTTGTATGTTTTATCAGGATCAACTTGTAATCCCGATTTTATTTCAAAGTGCCCCTGCGCAATCAACTCATCACCTTTAACGATATGGTCCTCATGTACCAACTTTGTAACAACCGGCATCGTATTTACCAGTTGCTTCAGCATTTTTTTGAATTTCTTTTTTGTTGCCATTATGCTGTTGTGTTTGCTGTACCTGTTTGAGTCGGTTCAACCGTTACTACCATCCTGGATGCATCTGTCGGGGCGACCCCAAACACAACTTCCAGAATGCTTTGTCGTGCATCGTCTGCCAACCCTTGTGCTGTAAGGACTGCTATCAACCCCTGTACACCACCCACACCAATTGTTACAGCTAACGGAACAGTTGAATTGCCGGGATCTGTAGCCCGTACCTGGCCAATGCCTCCGGGTAATGGATCCTTCCCTATTTCAACCAACCAGTCATCCAGGGTGATTAAGCCTTTAGCATACTCAATCTGAAGAGCTTCGTCCAATGTTTTACGTGCTGTAGCTTCATTAACCTTATCCTTTTGCAGAATTGGCAAGTGCTTAAAGTCTATATCGAACGTTATCCCGTATTCTGACAACCTGAAAAACATTCCATACTCTTCCGCACTGCTTTCTGCTTCTGGAATAATGGTGTTTTGATATAGCCCTTCTTCTGCAGCTTTTTGATTATTAAATGTCGGGTCGATCAGGCCGAGTAGGTGCGGAGGATAGCCGTAAGCATCGCATATTGTTTTTGACCCCTCGATAACCTCTTCAATCAACATCAGGTCCTTTGTTGGGATTCCGATCTGTTGCCATTTAACCAGTGCTGAGGTAATTATAAATTTCCATTGTTGGCTTTTTAATCCGTAGCGCTTAAAGTCTGCTTGTAGGTTTTCTTTATCATCTGGCTTTATAGGCACATAGCCAGCCTTGTCGCTGTCTGAAGAAATAATTCCAAGGGCACCGCGATAGTTAATCAAAACATTACGGCTTTCCATTGCGCCGATAATGTTATTAATGGAAAGCTCCAGCGCCTTGATCCTTGTCTCCGGAAGGACCATTGTGCTGAATGATGGCGTGAAGTCTTTAAAAAAGAAAATTCCTTTATCTTTTAACTCTGTAGTTTCACCCTTGTACCTGAGTTTTACTGAATTAAGAATCCCGGAAATATCAGATTGATAAAACAATTTATTTGACTCTTCGATATCTAAAATAGTGGGAGGGATATTCCAAATGCTGGATGCTTCAATCGGACCATATTTTTCAAATCCTGCCGGAATGATAGGAAGCACCGGGCAATAACCGAATAGCTGCACAAATATTTTCCGTTGTGCTTCAAATTGCTTCCACGTTTGCAACGGATTTGGTTTTGCAAGCAACTTCCGCAACTTCTTCGCCTGTTCATTTTGCGACTCCTTGCCATCCTTGTTAAGCAGCCAAATTTTTCCGTTTATATGAGCCTGGGCTTTTCTGTTTATGATAGCAGTAAGCGGAGCGCACTGTTCATAAGCTTTCAAAGAACTTTTTAAACCGGAAAAACAAAAAGCCTTACCAAGGCCGTCTCCCATTGAAAACATATCGCTCAGCTGACTCCTATACTCCCGGGGATCAATGAACGTAGCCGGCCCGTCCGGTGTTTGCAATAAAGATTTATTAACCGCTCTTAATATGCTCATTGAGCTTCTTGTTTATTTTCTGCCACCGGAACAGGCTTTACAGGCTGATTCCAGTAACCGGTTTTATTTATTTTCTGTACCCAGGTTGTAATGAGAATTATAATCACTAAAATCAGTGACAACAGAGACATACAGATATTTAGAAGCCTGTCTCCTTTGGTATATGTTTGGTTTTCTGAAGCATATTCAATACGCTGCATATTGTAACATAGAATTACCCCAAAAATGTAAATGAAGCTCCAGGCAATAACAGTTATCATAATTTTATAAATAAAAAGAGGGGCAACGCTACACTTGGTAACATTGCCCCTCTTGAATATTTGGAGGTCTATTTTTTTAATCAGTCATCTCGCTGGCAGTCTGGCCGCTCGGGAGTTTTTATTTGTCAGAGATAATTTTAATAACGCCGTCATACACTGTAGAATCCTTCTGTTGCGCCTTTATCTCTGTAACTGTACCACACCTGCACTGTATCTTTATTTCCCCGATTTTAATCAATCCTTCAGCTATTATTTTATTGCATCCAACACAACGAATCGGGTTTTTAACATCAGGCATAAGTGTTTATTGCTGAACAAATGTAAAATAAAATTCTATATATCTAATTTATTTTGCAACAAACTAATTTTATTAGATGTACGAAAACAAGAATACTGTACACGTCTGCACACTTTCCCTCAGCGCTTCTTAAATATTATTATTTCGACGATTGAAATGTAGCTTTTCTTTTTGCAGATTGATGGCCTTCTGGATTTGCCCATAATCAAAGATGGGGTATAGGTTTTTCTCTTCTTCAATTACAATGACCATTATATCAATGCCGTCCTCATCCATGGATGTGATCATGGTCATTAATTCGCTTTTGGTATATGTTGGTGTTTCAGACAATTACTCTTTGATTTTTTAAAATGATCTCGCTTGGTCCACTTCCAAGAATAGCAACCCCTTCATACTTATAAGCTCCTATTGGAAATTTTGGTGTAGGGGTAGCCATGATAATATGTTTTTGCATTTCTAATTGTCTAACGCGAATAGAGATTGATACTATTGTTGCCGCCCTCCTTATGATGTATAGATTTCTTCTCGGTAATGGCTTTTTGGACAAAGCAATGCTTTTTCTTACTAAGCAAAGTTGCTGCTTTGATAATTCATCAACCTTTACACTTTTTTCATCCTTGGTCATGACACCAAAGCTACTAATAAAATTAGATAACTCATAGCCGGTTAAAAATATCGGCCCTTACTGGTAACAACATACCCAGCCGGATCATGAAGGTGATTATTGTTGTCTTCCGGCTCATCTGTCGGGTTTTTGTTTTTATCCAGGGCCCATTTATAATTTCGGTACTCAGCCCAGAAATTACTGCTGTTCTCAGTAAGGAAAACATTATAATCTTTAACCTGGTTAATCCTGAACGCTAATGATCCTGGTCCTTTAACTACACCGTAAATATTCCACCCTTTCAACATTTGCGGAAACTTCTCACATTCTTCAGGAGTCAGCTCATCCCTGGTCCAGCCCGTTCTTAGTTTTTGGATGTTTTGCGGTTCTGCACTATCGGCAATAATAACCTGGTGGATGACACCAAGCTTACAGAGCTTTATCGCAATCTCTTTGGTTGTCATTGGGTCATAATTCTGCTCCCGCAAGTACAGATTTGTTTTGACAATCTTAACCTCAACCAGGCCGGCTGGCGATGTGGTACCAAAATCTAAACCGAATATCGACCTGGCGTCTATATTATTAAAGAATTCGTCTGTGATCGGCTCCCATCCGGAGTATATACGACCTCTCATTCCCTCACTGATCAGACCCTTTATGACGGTAAAATAATATTCAGGCTTTTTCTTTTTAAATGACTCAAACTTTACGATCGTACTTTCTTCTATGTTCAGGATATTGTCATTATAAGTTGAGAAAACCGAACATAAATTAGCGTCTGACTTTGGTTTGGCAGTAAAGTAAAGGAACTCCTTGTCTATATAATCATCTGGCCTCTGCGCAGGTGTTAAAAGATAATCTCTCCAAATCCAATGTTCCTTCCCTGGGGGGTTATAGATCCTGATGATCTGAATCTTCTCTGCTTTAATTGTACGAAGTGATAAATCCATCTGGTCAAAATCCTCTTCACCCAGCTCATCGGCTTCTTCAATCAATACATGAGTGGCGCCGGCCAGTGATTTCATTTTAGCAGTGCGCTGGCCTGATTTCTTTACCCCTTTGGAAATTATTTTATTATCGGTGGGTTTATACAGGATTGAGTAATCATTCTCATTAATTTTAAAGTCTTCAATATTAAGATTTTCGCACTCTTCAATCCTGTCTTTAAAATCCTGGAATAATGAATCCTTTATATCATTGAAAGTCTCACGAACGAAATAACCACGGAAGTAATGCGGCTTGGTTATTAAATGCAGGAAGTACTGTGTACCGGTGTAGGAGCCGCCACGGCCACGACCGCCCCATAAATCAATGTATCTGGCTGTGGTATTAAATAACGGCTCATATATCTCGTTAAATGTCTGGCTGATTGTCATCTGCTGGCTTATCTGAGAACCTTTTGAAGATCACTTCATGCTGGTTGCTGGTTCTGAAAACTTCACCTTCCGGGTTTGAAAGCTTAACATCCTGGTTGTCTTTTAATCCCAAATCTCTTTGAATTATACTTGCATTAAACGACCCAACTGCTGCACCCTCAAACTTTTGCTGATAGATAACATCTCTCACATGCGATAAGATTTGAGAAAAATCATTTAGCTTTTTAACCAATTCAGGATCAGTATCATCATTTATTTGAGCAATTTTTTCTTTAATTGATTTTTCGAACTGATTGAACCATACTGTGTTAACACCAAGGTATATACAAAAGCCTTGAATTGTATAAGGCCTGGCTGTTGGCACTTTGGCTATAGTTACCCAACGCTTTTCCGGAATACCATTTCTACCTGTAATAGATTCCTGGTAAGGTTTCTTTAACTGTTCCATTTTATACCATGGATGACCATCGACCCAGTTGATATATTCTTTAAAAGTTTCTTCTAAAAGTTGAGCGTTTTCAAAAATTGCATCTCTTCCATGTTTCGTACGAATTTTCCAGAACTGATTTTCTTTTGGAGCTGCCATTACGCTGATGTTTTTAACAGTGAATAATCCTTTGAGAAAAGAAAATTAAACACCTGGCATTCCGGGATATCATATGTGATTATAAATTTCACCAATGCATCCGGAGGAGGAAACGCCCTTCCTTCTTCGTAGGCTCCCAGATTATGGTATTTTATATCCAGCTGCTCACTGGCTTCTTTTTGTGACCACCCTTTTTCTTTTCGGCAGTTTCGGATATTTGATGCAAAACTCATAGAACAAAATTAAATGAAAGTTACTGAGATAATCTAATTTTATTAGTTTGATTCTAAATTTATTAGATACATTTGTAAAAATTAACTTCTTTGGATATACTCATTCCATTAGGCAAAGGTTCCCGTTGGCAGGATAATGAATTGCGTTACTGTTTGCGTAGTATTGAGAAGAGCCTCGTTGGTGTTGGAAATATTTTTATTGTTGGTGAATGTCCAGAATGGTTAACAGGAGTGATCCATATTCCATTTTCAGATGTTCCCGGATACGGGTACCGGGATAAAAATATTTTCCTGAAAATTATGGCTGGTTGTGAAGATAAGAGACTGAGCGATGATTTCCTTTTTATGAATGACGATCATTACCTGCTCCAGAACTTTATCATTGAAGAGTTCCCGTATTTTAACCAGGGCTTATTGAAGGATAAAATAAATTCAATGGGTGATGGTATCCCATACAAGAAAGTTCTTGTCAATACATATGATGCTATGCGGAGGCATCATTGGCTCCTCGACTTTGATGTGCACTGCCCAATTATCTATAATAAGAAAAGGTTTGCATTGTCATTCCCGGAAATAAAATCATGGCCTGATTACGGTTTTGCCATTAAATCGATGTATTGCAATAAGAATGGCATTGAGGGTATAGCATGTGAAGATCTTAAATTCAGAGATAAGTTAACGGCCGGTCAAATTAAAGTTGTTCTGCAGGGAAGATCCTTTTTCTCAATAGGCGACCGGTGCCTGCATGGTGAAATGAAGCAGGTTTTAGAAGAATTGTATCCGATCAAATCAAAATATGAATTATGAATAAAATACTTATAACATACGGAGAGGTTACACCAGAAAATGATGTCTTTATGCCAGGATGTTTTAATAAGTCAGTGCCAATAACAAAATTAACTCACGATCAGGTTGAAACAGAACAACAAATTACTCATTCAATTGGAGTAAGAATGGTTGATATTAAGTTTCATTTGGATGAGCATGGCAATAAAATTATTGATGACTTTAAATTGGAATCTGTATCTATCACCCCAATAAAAAACCAATGCAAAAACTTGCAATCGTCGCCCTTAAATATCTTGAGCCCGATTATCAGCAGACTATTGAGTGCCTTGAAAAAGTAAGCTATCCTGTTTTCTATGCTGATCGTGATGGTGTTGGTAATATGAGCCGGGCTTTTAATGAAGCATTTATTAAACATGTACAGGGTAGGTATGAATATGTCTGGTTTGTAACCAACATTGTTTTTGATCCAATTGTTTCTGATATATTATTGACCCATTTATCTATACATCCTAAGCTGCAGGCTGTTCATCCAGCCATGAAGACAAGCGATCACCCTCACCTTTGGCCCGGCGCTCATTCAGGTTCCTGTCCTGTTCCGTTTATTGAATTTACAGCACCGATGTTCCGGTGTTCTGTTTTTGAAAAATTGATGCTTTGCGAGCAAACGCCTTATTACTACATGGACCTGATTATTTCCCATCAAATTCGCCAAATGCTTGGTCAAGTAGGTGTACATAAAAGCTGCGAGGTGCATCATACATACCTGCGTAATCGCAAAGAGGTTCATCCAATAAGCGAAATCAGGAAAAAGCTTCGTAATTACTGGACTCCGATAAGTAAAAAATATATGGCTGATACCTATGGAGCTGATTGGGAAACTTATTTATGGCCTAAAATTTAATAATTATATGAACAAACAAATCAATGGCTCTGACCATGAAATTGAATTCTGGAAAGGATTCGTAAAAACTGAGCGGTTTCTTAACGGCTGGGTACCGGCAATAAAAACACCCGAGCTGAATGAAACTGTAGCTGATTTTATAAAAGAGCATATTCCAATGCACGGCAGCATCCTTGACTCTGGCAGTGGAGTTGTTTCAATTTTGAATGGACTTTTACCCGGAAATTTCAAGCTACTGGCAGCAGATCTGCTTGGGGAAGAGTATGAAAAAATATTCGATTACCCTGCTCATGGCCTGATTGCACCGCTGGCTGTTGGTGCTGAAGATCTTCCTTTCGATAATCTCTTCGATATTGTTCACATGAGCAATGCTCTGGACCATACACAGGATCCAAAGAAAGCGTATGAAAGATTATGGGCGGCATGCAAACCCGGTGGATATCTTATTATCCAGGGATTTGAAAATGAAGCCAATCACGAAAACTGGAAAGGCATGCATCAGTGGAATATACATCTTGATCAAAAAACAAATATCCTTGTTATTGATGGCAAAGATGGCCATTACGTTGGCCTTGTAAATCCTGTTCATGCTTCACTCACAATATTTGAAAATAATAAATCCTGGTTTATATGGATCGCTCAAAAGCCAATGTTATAGTATGTGACTGCGACGGTGTTTTAACTGACGGGAAGCTTAACATTGACCATACTGGAGAGAAAATGTTTAAGTCTTTCCATACAAAAGATATCCGGGCAATCAGGGAATTGGTTGCTAACGGGTATGAGTTTTACATTGTAACTGCAGACGACTGGCCGGGAGGTAAAGAGTTTGCCCAAAAAGTAGGTGCCGGGTTTGTTTACCTGAGAGATAAATCAAAAGTAAAGGACCATGTTGGTGACCGGCCGTTTATTGCTATTGGTGATGATGTATGGGATGTTCCTATGATGGCCATGGCTGAAAAAGCTTTTACTCCTGCAGATGGCCACCAGTTCTCCAGGACAAAACTTACCGGGTATACCAGGATGGAAACAAAGGGAGGTTATGGTGTCATTGCTGAACTTTTAAACTACATACTGTAATGAAAATACTTATTACTATTCCAAACTGGACCAATCCTCACGGCGGACTTCGAGTTATAATGGAGTGGGCAAACCGTTTAACAAAATGGCATCATGTCTCTCTTTATAATTTGAAGGGAGCTGAACCGTGCACCTGGTTCAAAATTGATCCAGCGGTAAAACTATGTGATGCATCTGAATTGTGGGATAGTGAGTGTGTAATACTTACAAGTCCGCACAGCTCCCATTTACTCAAAATGATCCTGCCGGGGCAAAAGTGCTTTTTATTCCTTCAGATGATGGAGCACATGTTCAAGCCATATGATCTGGCTTGGCTTATGCAATGCAAAGAATTTTACACGGCCCCTTATCCGATGTTTTCAATAAGCCAATGGAATATTGGTATGCTAAATGAAAAGTTTGGCCGTAAGCAGCCGGTGTATGTTACAATGGGTTTTGGATTAAATACGGCTGTAAGAGATGGTGGGATTGAAACTCACTACATCGGCAATGGTCTTAATTTTAATGAATTCCCGATTGAATGTAAACCAAAAGACGGGAAAACGATTCTCGTTGAGGGGTGGGAATGTTCCAACCCTTCAAAAGACAGCGAATGTATTGCTCACCATGTTGCCGGTAAATTAAAACAGGAAGGTTATAAAATTATTGCATACGGAGGCATACCGCTTCGCACAAATAAACTCCTGCTCAATGAATACCATTACAGGCCAACAAACAGATTGATGAATGAGATGTACTCCAGGGCTACTATAATGATTAAGGCAAGTAAGTATGATGCTCGCTCATGCTCCCCGATGGAAGCCATGACAAAAGGAACTGTGACAGCCAGGGCGATTATTCAGGGCGATGACGATCTGATCAATGGTATAAATTGTTTTAAAACAAACTATGATGCCGGAGAACTTTATGAAGCCGCGAAGATACTTTTAACAGATAAAAATGTATTCAATTCAATGCAAAGAGCATGTTACGAACATATTAATAAATTCACCTGGGATTACTGGATGGAAAAAATAAACGAAATTTTATGCAAAGATTAATACTGGGCCCAGGTCCTCGATGGGAAAAGAAAGAGGGAGATATTTTTTGCGACCTGAGGGATTTTAATAACGTTGATGTAGTACATGATTTGAACATAACGCCATGGCCGTGGGCAGACAACTCCTTTATGCACGTTTCCGCCGTTCACCTGGTTGAGCATCTTGACAGCCTTTTGGATTTTATGAATGAATCCTGGAGAGTACTCAAACCTGGCGGAAGCCTGTTTATTGAAACTCCTTTAGCCGGAGTGGATCCTGACCTGGAATTTGCTGACCCTACCCATAAAAGGTGTTACCGGGTTCATTCATTTGCAAATTATTTTAGCCTGGAAGGAGTTGATAGTTTCGGATATACAGATAAAGCCTGGAACTTTTTTGTTTTGCGTGTTGAAAGAAATTGCATCATAGTGCACGCTTATCCAATCAAAAATTAATAAATCCTGGAGAACGACTGAAAACTTATTTCCATTATTTCTGCCGGTGATCGGGGGTTAAAAAGGTAGTTCCCCTACCCAGCGTTTTTTAAAGCCGTAATGATGCTTCAGTTTTCCATGCCTAAATGAGTAAACTTCAACATCATAATAGTAATCATACATATCGGCCCAATACCAGTGCTTACCGTTTGTTATCCGCTTCATGCGTAGGATGGTGGATGTTTGTTTCATTGTTTACTTATTCTGTTGTGGGTGGGTAAAAATTGGCTGTCTTTCCAGCCTGTCATAACCATTCAGAGTTGTTTAGCCATAATACGGTTACAAGGCGGCATTTATTATTTGTTGTTTACGTTTGGTGGGGCGGGGATGGGGTGCCAGTGGGTAACAGTATAGCCACGAGATGCGAAAGATTCACCACAATCGTTCATCTCCCAAACATCCCTGTAATTGTAGCCTACAGATATAAATCCAGATGTCGTAATACATAGAACTCTTTTACCAGTTAACGGCAGCCCTTCCTCCACGCTCACCCATCCATCCGCCTTTACCGATGGGGAGGTGGTGAATCCTTCGTGCTGATAGGTTAATAAAAATTGCTGTGCCGCTTGCCATGCTTTAGGTTTACGTTCAGCATATTCCTTTCCATCAGGATTACCTTTGTATAGGTTTTCTTTCATCACTTTTAAACTAACTAATTCTTGCAGCAATGCACGACAATTATCATATTCAGCTTTCCAACTTTCGCCTGTTGTTGAAGGCTCAATAAATTTCTTACACTCATGTATCACATCCTGTAACTGGCTATCAAGTAACGATAATCCATGCTCATCAGAAAAGAATTTAAACAACGGATAGTAGTAACCCAGCTCCTCCACCTGCTCCGCACTCATTCCCTGGGGCTGGGAGGCGTATTCTTCCATTGCTCGTAAAATTGCGGCATGAGGCGGATTTCTGTCGAATTTAGAAATGTGCTTATATAGTATTTCTTCTGCTGTCTTCATTGTATATGTTGGTGGTAATGCTATCAGCCTGACATTCCAAGAGTGTAGTAAGAGTTCACCACATTCTTTAAATCATCAAGATAGCTGTTAAAATCCCATCCTTCCAGTTCGCAAATCATCTTATCCATCTCAATATCTTTTTTTAGTTTTCGCACCATTCCAGCCCTTTCCTTCCGTTGCAGGTCGGCAGCATCAACGATTATCTTTTCTGTTTCTTTTTGTACATAGCTGCTTACTGCTAAGTTGTAATCGTTGTTTATGATTTCATCAACAGGTACAACTTTAGATAGTTTTAATTCATTGTCAATAAACTCAATGTTGGTAGTGGTTTTGTTTTTCTTCATCACCAGCAAAGCCGTTGCAATCGTTGTATCAACGAAAGTTTTGCCAGGTATCTGAATTACTTTCTCAATCCAATTTTTATCTACAAACCACTTTCTTAATATGCCTTCACTGTTCCCCCTGTAAAGAATGCCAGGGAAGTTTAAAACAATCGCAATTCCATTATCTGCCAGCAGGTGAATAATGTGTAAAAGAAAAGCGTAATCAGCTTTGCTTTTCGGTGGTAGTGCCGGAGCTTCGGCAAAGCGTTCATCTTTAAACAAGCCTACTGGCGGCTGCCATTCAATAGAAAACGGCGGATTTGCAACGATGCAGGAAAAACGCTTGTCCATGAATGCAGGTTCCTTCAAAGTATCTGCACAAATACCAGTGAAATTCTTTAATCGCTTTTCAGCTACTTCTAATTGATGGTCGTTTATTTCCTGCCCAAACTTGGGCAATTCATCAGCAAAGCAACTCAATAGACTACCATCGCCACACGTCGGGTCATACACGTCGGTAATGTCAACATCAACCAAAGATTTCATGTACAAAGCCAATTCAGGCTGAGTGTAGAATATCCCTTTGGACTTAAATTCTTCTTTTATGTTTTTGATATTGTACAATTCCTACTTATTAACCGCACTACCACCAACATTGCATTGTAGCAATAAGGGGTGAAGTGCATCTATTGAGCAATTATTCTATTCAGCATTTGTAACAGTCATTGCCCTTACTGCTACAATGCTTCAACGTT